TGGGGGCAAAGTAGTTACGCGATTCCCAGGTCTGGTACCACTGTTGTTCGATGTCTTGGGGCTGGTAGGTCTTGTCCATGGATGCTCGGGGGGTCTCTGCGATGGCTCAATGTCGGAAAGCCCCGGATTATACCCGATGCAGTGCCACATTTGCAGCGATCATCGGGTTTGCTTATTGGTATTGGTCTCCATCGGCTCCGGTCCTGAGGGGGCTGGGTAAGACTACTCTGGGGACGCCCGTGAATACTTCCCTGTAGGGCTCGCCTCGCGCCGTCCCTGGCGCTCGACGCCCCAGGTAGTCTCACGCCAGCCCCCTCAGGTCCTCTAACTGCGCCCCAGCCCCGAGGAAGTACGTATACAATCCGCCGTGAGGCCGTTGAATCTTCAGCAGTGTCACTGCACCGGGTATATCCTTGAGAGGGCGGTGTAAGTCTGCTTTGGAGACGCCTGTGAAATATCTGGCTGCCATTGATGGCGGTCATGCCGGTTTTGCAGGAGCAACAACCTGCCGTGTGGAGCTCGCATCGCGCTGTCGCAGGAGCAATCAGCGTCCCTGGCGCTCGACGCTCCTCGCAGCCTCACGCCCGTCCCCTCAGGTCCTCAAACCGGTCCTCAGCCGGCGTTCTCGCAAGAATCTGAATGATCGCGATTTGTTGCGGGATTGGCACTTAGGACTTCGGGTGGAGGGGGTAATTGCGTGGAGCGCCGCCAGCCAGGGATGGTGAAACCACACTAGATAATTGACCCGGTGAAAACACGATAACTGGACTTTTCGGGATGGAGCCGGATGATACTGGATGAAAGGATTTGAAATCCAGTTGCAACAGCTGAAACACGAGAAGGGCTGTATTTAGGCCGTGCGTGTTAGCCGGCTTGGACAGCAGCCGCGGTTCGAGGCGCTCCTTTATTCGCCAAGTTGCAAATGATGACTGTGATAGTCAGTACCTGGACCAGGTTGTTTGCGAACGAACCCAAGAGAACTTTGATTCCCCAGGAGCCCGTAAGTGACGACAGAGCCACCAACGCCAGGCCCGCAGTTAATATCAAGCAAGCCAGAGTTGCATAGTAGATCCAAAAGAACACATCCAGTAGACCGGCATTTTTGTAGCGCTTGTATGACGGACTTCCGGAGACGGAAAACAGTATCGTAATCACCGCGGCGAGAAATCCCAGCATAGTGAAGGCAAAGCCAGCCACGATGCTCGCGATCGCATCAGCCTGGGCGCTGAGCCCCAAAGCAATATCAGGCTTCGCCGTCGTTATGCCCCAGTACACGAGCCACAGCAGCGGCCCAGGCAGGAGCAGCGAAATAAGCACGAATAGCTTCAGGAGTGATTTGTTGCGTGTTCTCGTCATTTAAATGCTCGTCGACCTTCTCTCGAAGCAGTTCATTGTTCTGAACTGCTAAACTGATACTCTCCGACACTTCCTGATCAGAGCCTTTTTTCACCATGTCAGAGATAGCCCCCTGACCGGTGATAAAGATGTCACTCAAATGGTCCGCGGCATTTTCCTTGGCTCGCACCATAAACCGCTCGACACCCTCTTCGGGCAAGTTCTCTATAATCTTACGTACCGCTGAATCTATGCTCCGTCGAGACCTTGGTTTGAACGCGATCTCGATAGTCCCTACGTTGCTGAAGTCCTCAACGTCGCCTCTCAACAGGTCTCTCAGGTCTTGAAAAAGACCATTTTCACTGTTTATTTCGATTACGGCCTTGCCATGTATCGGCAACTCGACAACGTCTGCAGCAGTAGCCTCATGCATCAACGGTCGCATCACGAAGGTGTAGTCTCTGAGGCCAACAACCTCAAAAATATCGTTGATGAACTTCCCAAATGATAGCGCTTTGGGTGCTAGAACCGTAGAAGCAACACCCAGGTAACCATCGCCAATCACTACATACGACGCAAACCCAAGCTTCTCATGCTCCTCAAGTAGATCCCGGATACTTGTGACAGTCAGGTCCGTCTCTTTGATTCTTTTTACGATCTCCTGGGACTTTGACATCAGGTAAAGGTAGACGTTCTGACGGATCCTGATCAGATATAAGTTTTCGCCACCGTAGTGGAAGCTGCCTTTAAATTCTGGCGCATCGAGGTCACAAAATGCCCTCAATAATGGGTTAATGTCGAAAATGAATTGTTCTTCATTGGCGTGACTTTCAACCAGATACCCGAAATAGTTCAGCTTCACCAGCTGCCTCCGTTCTTCTTATGATTGGCGATATCTGCGTGATTTGACTGCTAAGGGGTACTAGGTATACCCCACCACGGCGCGAATGATTATGAAATAGTGTTGCGGCAAATGAAACAATTTTACGCATACCTACCCATTTGGGTAATGCTCGATCCGCGATAAACTCTCACATTAAAACCACCCCATCAGCTAAAAATCGTCCAGTGGCCAGGTTGCTCAGAATACTGTTATAAAGGATTCTGAAAGCTAGGCGCTGGGTTCCGAGGCAAGCAAGACGTCCATCAAGACGTTGGAATGTAGCGCACGAGCTACTCACTGGATCATCAAATAAGGTGGAATAATGTCTGACGAAATAAAGTATCGGTGGAAGGCAATAGGCCCTTTCAAGACCTTGGTCAGTGGCATAATTGTTGGCGAACATGCGGCCTTGACGAGACGATGTGTGATTCTTAATCAGCCCGATTGCCCCGTGTCGCTAAGTGACTTCGATATAAAGTTTGCTGAGCAAGATGGTACTACTTACAGCAGTGGAATTGAGTTCCAGGTATTCGCAAGGCAGGGAGTGTCGGCAATTAAGTTCATGCTAATACCGTTTGATCTATTCAATAGCCAGGAGCGAGCCCACTATCTGGTAAAAGCGATATCATTGAGTGAAGGCGAAGACGCGGAAATAACCATGCCTTACGAAATACCAGGCGAGGAGCTCAGTACCGAATTCACTTACTTCCTTTATGTGGCAAGGGTTCGTCTTCAGGACGGCACTATCTGGAAGGTAGGCTTAGACAAGGTCTCGGAGGCGTTGGATGAGCTAGGACTGGAGCTCAACCCTCAAGCAGCATAGATCGCGAGATAACGTAGCTTTGTCTATGAGCTTTAACCAGTTACAGCGTTCTTATTAGTTTGCTCGCTCGCGGAGTTCTTCTAAGAAACGCTCTCCGTCAGGGAAACAACATAGAGTTGAGAGGTGTTCCAGTGATCACTATCAGCACGGAAAGAGGGTTTGTAGAAGTACAGTCCTGGGAAGAGATTGAGTCTATGCCCGGTTTTACAGCCAATCTCAATCCCAAAGAGAACGCGCTCAAGGATATCATTGGCCGGTACGTTTTTAAGGATATGCAGCACTGTGGACTTTCGCACTGCCACACGCCTCACCAAAAAGGGTACGTCGTTTCAACTCAGACAGGGCTTGTGACCAATATTGGGACCATTTGCGGTAAAACGCATTTCGGAGTTGAGTTCCAGCAACTAACCAGAGTTTTTGAAAGAGATAGAATTGCCCAGCTGAACCGCGAGATTATTGGGTCGTTTCTCTCTCAAGAAGAGCACCACATGGACTCTTTGAACAGAGTGCTCGAGGGCGGTGGAGCTTCCGTGTACAAAGCCGTGCAGATCTTCAGCACACCCAGCAAAGGCTGTCCAGACAAAGTCTCTAAATTGCTGTCTAGGATGGTTCGCAACCAGCGAAATGAATTGACACGCACCAGGGAGGCAACAAAGGAAGAGAGAGATACTGCCGATGTTATGGGCGGAGGTAAAGCGAGGGAGCAGAAAGTAATTGAAGAGACAGTCGGAACCCTGGCAGGGCTGGAAATACTATACCCTGTTAATGATCTTCGCGAGCTGTTGATTCTGGATTTACAGGCCAAGTTTCGCGAATTGCTAAAATTGGATATCGACACCATGGAGTATCGCAGCTTACGAGACTGGTCAGAGTGGTGTCAGGGTTACGAAAGGAAAATCGAGCAAGCTGATGCTATCGTGGCTATTGGCCAACGATTCCTCGAACCGGAGAACTTAGGGCAAATATCGTTAGTACTTGACGGAGAGGATCAAGCCGCTTTTCGAAAACATTTAAGTAAGGTTGCTAGCGCAGCCGCCCAATAATCATTTCCTTCCGATTTTGGTCAGTCTTTAAACAAACGATGCTGCCGCTTGTCCCGCTCCTGGCGCTGGACAATCTTGATGATGCGGTAGATGACGGGGACAGCCAGACCGTGCTTTTTGGCCAGCTGCTGGTGGTTGGATCCGTTGAACTCACGGAATATCTCTAAGTTGCGGGCGCTGAGTTCGGCCAGGTCGACCTTCTTGATGTAGATCTGCTGACCACCCCAGGAGGCTCTGACATCCTGCGATATACGGCAGGCAATAGCCTCAGCGTCATCAGCTGATAAGCCGTGTTCACAGGCTGCTTTGACAGCGATCTGCTGCAGGTCAGTGAGAATGTCGTCGTCCTGGTTGAGTTCCGGGCCGATCATTGCGCGCTCCGCTAATAATTCCACTGTATGTCGAGTCTCTGACACCACTTCTTGAGCTGCTCAATCACCCTGGCCGCGGCGTCGCTTGGTAGAAACTCCGGAGCACTGTATCCGGCGCCAGAGTTGAACTGTTTGGTGTAGTTTTCTATCCAGGCACACATCGCTTCCTTGCCTGGGTTTTTGATCTCGCCGGCGTCTTCCAGGGCCTGCCACAGGACATAGATCAGCCCCAGTTCGCCCTGAGAGGCCATGCCAGGCGCGCGCTGAACGCGGCGTCGGCGCTTCTTGGACCGGGTTGGGACAAAGCCTTTCTGGCGTAGGTGTCGCAGCACCTTCGCCCGCTCACGATCTGACATGACGTCTGCACTGACACTGGTTTTGCCTGTCAGGCTATGCAGCATCTGGCGGTATGTGCTCAGGATGCCCAGATCCGCATTGCCATCATCATCCGGAATGCCCAGCTGAGTGATGGCAATCTTGATCATGGCGATATCACCGCGAGGGCTGGCCACGCATCACCTCCTGGAACAGCTCATCAACTGACATACCCGATCTGCGGGAGAACCCCTCAGCTTTGGGGGCAGCGCTATAGAACGTGCGGTCGACCGTGCCACCTGTCTGTTTGACGACAACCTCGTCATCATCGACACCGAAGTACTTACTGGCAGCACGTCTGGCAGCCAGATCAGCACCTGCTGTGCACGACGCCTGGCAATTGGCTCCGTCAACGACAGCGATGTAAGTGTAGGTTCGATAACGCACCGATATCTTGATATTCATGACTGGGCCCCGCCGCGCTTGAAAAACCGAACCAGAGAGCGCAGCACGCCGATGCGGCCCTTGGCTACGGTCTCTACGCACTCATGCCCACCGACTTGATCTTCGTGACCCAGCAGCCGAATTTCTTCCTCCATCGCATCGACAACGGGATGGAAAACAGTGAGGCTGGAATTGTCACTGAAAACGTATTCACTGACACCGACATCATCGTGGTGGAACTCTGCGATGCACTCATTGCGCGACTGCTCAACCAGGGCGTCCATGTCGTATTTGACGACACCGGTGCCGCAAACGTGCCGTGTGTGCTCAAGCTTGATGGCGTGGGCGGTTTTCATTGACACACCTCACTGGCTGCCGCCTCAGCATCCACTTTGTCTGCAAGCTCGCGCAGCCATGCTGCCTGCTGTTTATCATTCATCTCCCGCCAGGTGCGTCGGATAGCAGCCTCTGCCAGCGCAGTTTCGCTGTCATAGGCGAGCACCTGGAGGCCCTTGCCACTGGCGACGACGATCGCCAGTTTTTGGTGCGTGATTAAACCACTCATCGTCTCTCTCCTGATGGGCGCTATGCGTCCATAACCTTGTTGAGGTATTGGTGGCGTAGTTTCACCACCTTGGTGACTTCATCCTTCAGGCCCATCGCCGTAACTGCTGCATCGCCCGCGCTGAAGCGATATCGAGCCCTGGGCAGAATGACGGGAATCGCATTGAACGTACTATCGTGAAGAATCGGCCGTGCAATGATGTGGTCGGGCAGCGACGCGTCCAGGCACACATACAACAAAGTGCAGAGACCATCTTGGGCGTCACGAACGTTCTGGACCACAAACGGCTGGTCTGGGCCTGGGTACCAATCCGCACCGTCACCACCTGGTGGATTCAAGCGGGCTGACTTTGGCATCAAGGCGTCGGAGAATGATGGAATTGCCATAGTTCATGCCCCCGCGATATCGAGTGGAATGAGCCGGTACTGGTCGCTGTCGCCGACACGCTCATAGACCCGGATGTACGACTTGGATCCGACCACCTGCAGGGCATCGCTAATGGCGTCCATCGCGCGATTCCAGCGCGGGTCATCGATGTTGTGGCGCCGAAGTGCCAGCACCCGAGCGGTGCGAAGCTCACCGTTGCGATCGGCACGGAATGCGTCATTGACCATCATCATCAGCCCAGGGTGAGCGTCTTTGCTCCAGTCACGCAGGCACTGATCAATCAGCTCCTTGGCAGCGTACAGACGCTCATCGAATACGATGTTGTCCGCATTGGCACGGATCACTTTGTAGCGGCCGTCGAAGCTGAGCAATGTCAGATTGCCTTTCTTGCCGCCCAGGTTGACGCCGTACTGCTCGGCTGACATCTCCACAAATGCCTCGATATCGCCGTAGATCTGCGCCTTCATATTGCGCAGCAACGTGCTGACGTTTTTGGCCTTCTGAACGATCTCCATGGTGAGCTCATCGCGCGCCAGGTCGATCGCCTTGATGCTGGACTCTTTTACCAGGTTGCCGCGTGAGTCTTCGCGGTACCCCTCTGGAATAGCTGGTTTCATGATGTACTCCTGTGGTTGAAAAATTACGCTGGCTTTAGGTGGCTGCCGCGCGTTTGCCACTTGCGCGTGCGCTTGTTCTGGTTCATCGGGCAACCGATGCGCCCGCCGCTGTTGCTGATCGCCTGGTACTTCGATTCCAGGGCAGCCAGCTCTTTGTCCTGCAGCTGCTGTTGCTCGATCGCTTCGAGTTCCTGGCGAAGGATGCGCTCGTACACCACGACCTGAGCTGGCAGCAGTGGCCTGGGATCCAGAGGTTCCTTGTCCGGATGGAAAAACAGCACCTGCAGGTACCCTCGCGGGTTGGTCATGAACTGCGCGAACGACAGACCAAATTGGCGCGAGACGTTGTTGGAGACGAAGATGTTCGCCCAGTGCTCGACGGTGGCACCGCTTCGCACATCGTCAATCTCACCCAGGTGGTGCAGTGTCGGTTCACGGTCAACCTGCTGAGCGCCAGGCATCACCCAAAAACCGATCAGAGCCAGCGAGCCGGTGACAATCAGCACAATCAGTTCGATCCATTGTTCAGTCGTCAGCGATTCCATGGCTACAGCTCCCGGACCAGCTCTGCGTTGATTTTTGCCAGGCCAAGCTCCACGCAGGAGTTCATTGCAGCCGTGACGCAGTTGTTGACGATCAGCGGATACATCATGTTGACCGGCACCCGACTGTTGCCGCGGTGGACACTGAGGCGCGCCCGGATCGCATCAAAGGCATCCTTCTCGAAGATGTCATCCAGGCTGCGGTTCACGCGCTTGAATTTGAGCTCCAGATACTTCTCCAGGTTGCCGTTCAGTGGTTGCAGCTCGATGATTTCGCAGCGACGCGACACCTCGCGGATCTCCGGGTGGATGTGCTCGTTGAGCGTGTTTTTAAGTTCAGGCTGGCCGACCAGAATGATGCTGATCAGCTTCTTAAAACCGTCTTCCAGTTCCCAGAAGCGCTTCATGAATTTCAGCGTCTTGATCGGGATATCGTGCGCTTCCTCGATCATGATCACGTGTGCATTGCCAGCCCTGGAGGACTCGGCCAGCGCCTCTTCAATGCGTCGCGCTTTGGCTTCCAGTGACTGACCAGCGGTCACCTGCAGGTCAGCCAGGATCGCGTCACAGATCGTGCTGGCGTTGATGCGTGCCTTGTCGATGATGCGCGGGAACACCACACGGATGTTTGGATCCTCGCGGTGGATTCGATCGAGCAGGTCGCGGCGCAGCGTGGTCTTGCCTGCACCGGACTCACCGATCACGGCAATGAACCCGCCGCGCTTGGCTGTCTGATACATGGCTGAGCGCACGTACTGCTGATCGGCAGACATGAACACATCTTCCGGGCAGGTCACATCTTCGATAAATGGGTCATTGAAAAGCTTGAAGTGCTGTTTAGCTTTTTGGCTCAGCATCGCGTTCTCCGGCAGTTCCTCGTTGATGAAGTTTGTTTTTTGGGATGAATCGATCACAGGATTTGCCTTGCGCATGCGCACCAGGTGGCCGTGGTAGGTCACCGGTGTGTCTTCCTCGTCGAACTCCCAGATGCGCTTGATCTCAGCGCTTTGCGCACCGCACTCCACCAGGTACTCCTCGGTCATGCGCCGAATTGCTTTGTGGTCGTGATTGGTGGGCCAGTTGTTGTGGTTGATGATTTCGCACAGCGTGCTGGTCGGGATCCCGACCACGCGATGAAGCGCTTTCTGACTGATGCCCAGATTGAACATCAGCCGCTTCAGGCGCAGCGTGCTGCCTGCGATGTGCGTTACAGTGCTTGGTGCTGCCATGGTGGTTCTCTCCTATTGATTGATGGCACCGAAGTGGGCGTCGTGGCTACTTCACCAGCGACAGCTTCATCTCCTGCGCCGGGTTTCTGATCAGCTCCAGGAGCTGATCAAACTGGTCAGGCGGCACACCTTCCGGGTACCGCTCGCGAATGAACTGGTTTTCCTCTGCAGTGACGGCGCGCCCGAGCGACGATCGCAGCCGCTTGGCGGTCTCGATCACGCTCAGTGGTTTGGTTTCCATCACGTTGGTGTTGGGCAGCTCGATATCGGTGCCCGAGCGTGGCATATAGGCTGGCTTGTAGACGTTGGCCAGGTGGCTGTGCGCATCGAGCCCGCCGAATGGGGCCGCGTTCTTGCGGGTCAGCTTCTCGATCTCCTCATCCGTTTTGTCCGGATAAGCGTTGCGCACTGCGGCCTTGCGATTCATATCCTGGACAGTGTCTGGCAGTGAGGCGAAGTCCTCACCCCACACCGGAGCGTCGATGCGGAAACCTGACAGATCGTTGAACTCTACCGGCGACACATTGAAGCTGCGCTGCTCACCTTTGTAGTCCGTCACGATGACTTTTACTTGGCGATCACCAATAACCAGCGGACACACATCGACCTTCGCACCTGGATAAACAGCGGGCAGATCGCGCAGGTCGTAGGTCAATGATTTGTCAGCCTGCGGGTGTTTGAAGCTGATCGTCATCGCCTGGCTGACCACACGAGACTGAGGCGTAGAAGCCAGTAATGTGCGGCAAAGGGCTATATCGGGCAGGATGCGCAGCTGCTCTTTGCGGATGGTTTGCCAGAGCGCGAATCGGGCTAGTGGCTGCGCCATGCCAGCCCTACTCAGACGACTGTCATAGTGCGGGATGGCGTTTGAATTGAACGCAGTCGACCAACGCTCTGCCGCTTCGTTCAGTTCCTCGACGCTGCGTACAGGCTGGAAGCGCAACCGCGACTCGAAAAGCTTTTCCACCAGGTTGTTGCCAAGCTCGACCTGTCCCTTAGCGCGCGCATTATGTGCCTTGTGGGGGATGTCATTGACATCCAGTGCCGTCAGCGCATTTTTGATCGCTGATGAGGTGTTGGCACTGCCTTTGTCCCAGATCAGCAGCTTGGGCACACCGTGCATGGGCCTGCCGGCCATCTTCGCCCAGCACCACAACATGAAGTCCCAAAGGTTGGCCTGAGTCTCGCCAGCGCTCTGGTAATAGCGCACCAGGACAGACCCTGAAAAATGGTCAGTTAGAACGTAGCGCCACACTCGAAGTGCGGCATTACGCTCGATGTTTTGAGGCTTGTTTTTGTAGAACTCATCGTCACTGGCAAAGCGCTGAACATCCACGCCCTTTTTGCCTGGCAGGTAGTAGAGCACGCAGTAGGAAGGATCCACCTGGTGCACATGGTTAGGATGCAGGGACTTCATCTGCGTGTGCGGTGTGGCCCGTTTGAGCGCAGCAGCGTTCATCTGCCTTTTGCGCAGCAGCCTGCTCAGGTGGCCGTTGCTTACGGGGAAAGCGCGGCCGTTGGCAGCCAACATGCTGCGCGCATTAGGCACATCCATTAGTACCTTGCCGTTGGCTCGGGTGGACAGAGCGATTGTGGTTGCCAGGTCTTTCAGCACCGCCTCAGGCACTGATGTCTTACCGGCGTCTGAGCGGCGTTTGCGCCCAGATGACCAGCCGATTTTTTTCAGGTGGTCATACACCTTGTGAGGCGAGCAGCCGAGCTCAGAGGCAACACGCTCCACTTCGGCGCGTTTTTTACCGTGCCCAAGTTGATCCAGCGTTAATGCCAACTGACGAATAGTCTCTCTGACCGCCTGGTTCATGTGATCAGTCCTCCAGAGATTGAATCTGGTCGGTTGTAAAATCAGGCATGTAAACCGAGAGGTTGAGTCCGAAATCCTGTTCCAGCTCGCGCAGATAATCACCGAGGGTAGCGATGTGATCGGCGAACGGTTTGACGATCGCTTCCATCTCCGGCTTTGAGAGGTCAAGTCGGATACACTCTGCGTTGATCTGTTCAATCTGCTCACGCAGGTGCTGCATGTGCATGATCGCGCCACCGGTCATGTTGGTCAGGTTGATGTTGATCTCAGATACAACACCGTCCCAGGTCTTCACGCGGCGCTGGCGGTCGTCGAGTGTTTTTTCCAGCTGGTTTAACTTCTGGTCTTTTTTCTCCAGCAGTCGCTCGTTGGCCTCAGCTTCTTCTTTGCGACGTTCGCGCTCCTTGCGCAGCTCTGCTTTCAACTCCCGAACCGACATTTTTTCGATGTCGTCGAGCTTCAAGCCTGCGACCGTGCCTCCATCCGCTAGTGCCTCAAGGTCGTCGTCATCTTCGACCATAAGCTCTAACATTTTGGACTTACCCAAATGCGCCAACGTTGGCGCATTTGAAAATTTCACGGCGACTTGCATCATCTTCTGAGCAGCGCGTGATGAGATTCCAATTCGTTCCAGTGAGCTGGTAAATTGCCCGTGCCCTTCGTGCTCTTTCAACACAATAAGACGACGTCCGGCTTCTAACATTGCTGCAGCGCTCTCTTGCATGTAGAACCGCGCTTCACTCTCAAGACGAGTTCGGTCGTATGGCAAATCATCTCCATACTGCTTGTCCACGATGGCCAAATTTCGCTCAGTTTCGACCTGCTCGCTGCGCCAGGCTTCTTCAGCATCGCGCATGTCTTTCGGGGTTTCGGTCACGAAATCCGGACCAATACGCTCTGCAGCTTGTGTCTCCTTGGGGCGACCGGGCTTACGTTTTTCTTTGGTGGCGGTGGCCATAATGTCTCTCCTGGATGCTAGTGTGGGGTGCGTGAGAATCGCTGTTCGATTTCAGCGACGGCGGACTTAACCCGAGCCATGCCTTCAGCATGCGCTCTGGATATCTGGATGATCTTAGGACCGAGACGCCAGCGGCCTTGAAGACCAGGGATCTCTTCCACGATGCCGATCTTTTGAAGTGATGCCAGGTCGCGAGTGATCGTTGGTCTCGACACGCCGACGGCATCTGCCAGTTCTGAATTCCGGATTCCCTGAACCTCATGCCCGGCCATGGCCATAATTAGCTGACAGACCCGCTCGTGGATGTTCTCAGCCATGATGTGCTGACTCCTGATTTGCAACCGTGCGCACGCGATGCTGGTGCTGGGTGTGCGAATGCGGGCCATACATCATGTTGCCGCTGGCCTTCTTGGGGCCGTAGGTGTTGCGGCTTTTTGACTGTTTGGGTTGTGAACGGCGCTTCACTGCGGATCCTCCTCATTGAACAAACTCAACTCTGGGCAGTCGGCTTTCTCGACATTGGCCCTATGCCAGGCAAGGTTTTCCAGAGCCCCTGTTAGCACAGCAATGCAATCGTCCTGGGTCATGCGTGCGTCGTGAAACTCGATCAGGGCTGTGACCGCGCTGGTGAGACTGGCTTGAAGGGCATTGATGTCACGCGCCTCAGCTTTAGTGCCGCTGGGTATCCTCAAAGTGAGGTACTGAGCAGAGTGGGCTATGTAGCGGCTGACATAACTTGCACCACAGGCATGTTCAAATGGTCGAATCAGAACGGCAGGCATCCGACCCTCAGCCATCCACTTGTATAGTGAGTGGTGGCTGGCTTGGCCCATCAGTTCAGCTATGCGCTCTACTGACAGATTGCGCTTATCCCTCGCATACAAAACACACAACTCCATCGCGTGCGTAATACTGGTCGGTTGGACCTTATTCCAATTTACGCGAGACATTGGAAGACCCTCGTGGCGCTGGCTTCTAAACAAAAACGGATTTGCGCTCTATGCAACCGCCGACAGCGGACATAGGCTGGAAATGAACTCACACAGGAGAGAGCCCAGATGCAGGCCGCCGAAATGAATACCCAGGAACGGATCGCACAGCTAGAGATGATTGCGCTTAACCAAATATTGATCATCGACCAGTTAACGGCTGTTGTTGCCGAATTGGTCACACCGGCCATGCGTAGCAATGCACTTGATAGCTCAGCTGAAAATCTGCTGCAGCTCATATTTGTCGACGAGATTCCACTGCAGACGCTGGATCTGACCGTACGATGGCGCAAGCAAATGGGCGAACCAGGCATTACGCAGACCTCCGGATGATGCCCTGCTCCTCAAGCTGTCGGGCCAACAACTGCTGACGTTCTTCTGGTGTCAGGATGGGGCCGTGATACATCGGCACGTCTGGGAATACGCGATCAACGGGCGCCTCAAGAGCTGTGGCAATGGCGATCGCTACTTGGTGATTCTTACGGGTGCGCCGAGCGACCGCCGATACGTGATTTGGTGTGACATTCAGAACATTGGCTATCTGGGTAAAGGTGTAGCCTCTAGCCTTAAGCCGTTCTCGGATACGATCAACGTCCACGGTGTTATACTCCCCGACAGGGTTAAATAATGTTCCATACATGATCAATATATCGTACATGCAGAGTAAATACTGATCAATATAACGTTCAGTGTCAATATAATTATGGCAAAAAAGAAGAATGTTCAAGATATTGGCGGCCGTATCGCCTCTGAGCGTAATCGGCTCGGCTTAAATCAGGACGACTTTGCGTGGGCTGGAAGCGTTAAGAGAGGCTCACAAGTCGGATACGAAGGTGGCGATCGCGCCCCTTCGGCAGAATATTTGCAAGGAATCGCTGGGATTGGCGCTGATGTCCAATATATTGTCACTGGGGTGCGGAGCAGAAATCTTGAGGCGGTCACTGATCCGTCAGTGAGAGAAGAAAGCACAAGTGACTATCTTGTGGTGCGTGATCAAAAAATTGATCAGAAGTTGCTTTCTGAAATTATCGAGGCGGTAGACGAGGTTGTGTCTGCACAGTTATTGTCTGCTCGCTGGGGAGCGAAAGCGAAGGCTCAGGTCGTGGCGACTTTATATAAAAATTACAACGCGGCAAAAGAAGCGCCTCGTCACGATGATCCCGCCCTCAAGGCAATGATTGAAGTATTGTTGGGCGCAGGCTGGGGTTGACCTAATTTTCTTGTAGAGGGAACTTCGATGGACATCATGCTTGTTCTTTACGCAATACACTGTGCTGTAGTGGGCGGTTTCGCAGCATTCGTGGCTGGTGAAAAAAACAGAGACCAGGTTGGTTGGTTCATCCTCGGTTTCTTGTTCAGCTTTGTGGCCCTATTGTCCCTTATTGGTGTTCCCTCGCTGGTCGAAAAAACTGAAAAATCTGATGCTAGCAGTGCACCGACGGAGTCTAGTACAGACCAAAAACCTTTAGGATATATCTCTGATGATGGGAAAGAATGGGTATGCGCCTGCGGCACATCTAACAAGTATTTTCCAGCAAAAACCATTCAAAACTGCTCAAGCTGTCGGATGAATAGAGATTTCGCGCTGGGCAGGTGATCGTATGGCAGTAAATGCGCCAACGTCTGCGCATTTAGATTGGAGCCTTCGTTAAATCTGCTCTATAACAAGAATAGATGCACACCGTTCGCAAGGAGGCGACCATGTCCAAAGAAGCCGATATCCGCTCGCTACACCAGTTTGGCATCCCGGACGATGCCTATGAACTGGCGCTGCAACAAACAGGCAGCCATCACTACGCTTGCCATTGGTTGCTATTGATGGTTGCCGATGTAACGGAGCAACACAGCCAAAAGGCTCGCGTATTCCAGCAGATCATCCATCACCGTGAGGCGCTTAATCTGCCAATCGATGCCTACCGTCGATCCATTGAACGCCTGTCAAAGCTGCACTGACCGGCGGATTATCCCGATTTACTAACTTAGGTTAAAAGCCGCTCCAGCTGGTGCTCAGTACCATCATTCCAATAGTGGAGTGGTGTCATGAGCAATATCTTTTTAACAGCCCTGCAGGAGACCCTCAAAAAGGAAGGTCGGCTGGTGAGTCACCAGGCGGACCGTGGTGGCATTACCGACTACGGTGTGTCGCTGCGCTTTTTGAAGGGGCTGCCCGACCTGGATGGTGACATAGACGGCGATGGTCACGTCAGCGAGGCGGACATCCGCGCCCTGAAACCCTCTGACGTTGCCCACCTGTATCGAAAGTACTTTTGGGACTACTACAACCTTGATCGTATCCAGCACGCAAGGGTGGCCGTCAAAGCCTTTGATCTGTTGGTCAACATGCGATCGAAATCCGCCGTAAAAATCCTGCAGCGTGGACTGCGCGCCTGTAACTCGCCTGTCCTTGAGGATGGCATCCTGGGCAGCAAGACGTTTGCCGCCGTCAACGATATCCGCGACCAGCTTAACCTGCTGGCTGCCATGCGCTCTGAAGCCTATGGACACTATCGACTGATCATTGCTGCTGATCCCACGCAGGCCGTTTTCCACGATGGCTGGAAAAACAGGGCCTACTCATGAAGCTGCTCTCATTCCTGGCTGATGCCGTTTCGCCGGTCACTGAGCTGATCGACAAGATGCACACCAGCACCGAAGAGAAGCTGCAGATGAAGGCCGAGATGCTGCGCCTGCAGAACACGGTCACCGGCCAGCTGCTGGACTACGAGCGGCTGATGCTGGAAGCACAGGCGAAAGTGATCATGGCTGAGGCGCAGGGTCAAAGTTGGCTGCAGCGCAACTGGCGTCCAATCACCATGATGACTTTCCTGGTGTTGGTGGTCTGCGACAGCTTCGGTTTGCTCGCATTCAGGCTATCTGAAGAAGCCTGGACGTTACTGCAGCTGGGACTTGGTGGATACGTAGTTGGTCGATCGGCCGAGAAGATCGCACCACAACTTAAATCGATATTCGGAGCCGAACGAAATGGAACTCGTTGACATACTCAAAATCACCGTCCCGATCATACTGTTTATGTTGGCCGGGATGGGCGGGGCCCTGAAATGGATTTTCATGCGCGAGGAGCACACCAAGGCCAAAGAGGCTGAAAGCCAAAAGCAATACTGGGGCACGGTGAATGAAAATCTGCAGGATCTGGTGCGCCAGCTTGCCAACCAGGTGCGCGAGAACAAAGGCGAGTTCACATCGGCGCGCGAGCGCCTGGAGGCGCGGATATCGGATGTGGACAAGCGCCTGCAGGAGTTTCGTGAAGAGGTGGCCGGCGAGTATATAAAGCGTGATGACTGGCTGGAGCATGCGATCAACCTTGAGCGCAAAGTGGATGAACTTCGCAACGACTTCAATCGCGAGATCAAAGATCTAATCAGAGTGGTGGGCAACACCCGAGGTGCACACAATGGGACTCAATGACATGGAAACACAGCGTCACCGTTTGCGCAGACTGCGCATCCTGCAGGCGCTCTCTCAAAACAGACCTGAGCCGGTTGGTGATGGTCTAATTGCGCAGGTGCTACGCGGCGATGTGGATCTGAGTTTTACCAAGACCAATATCCGCAACTCGTTGGACTATTTGTCTGAGCGTGGCCTGGTGATCATCACCTTGCGAAACACCGAACGCTGGATGGCGAAAATTAGTGCCGATGGCGTGGACTTTCTGGACGGCCTGCTGGCTGAGCGTCCACATGGTGTCGCACATCCGGATGAGTTCTGATCATGCCAGCCGTCAGCAAAATACAGCAGTTGCCATCGGAGGTGAAAGCCTGGCTTGATGCCAAGCTGGTTGCCAACGCCTTTGGCAATTATGACGAGCTCACAGAGCAGCTCAACGCCAAACTGGCTGAGCATGAGCTGGAGCTGACTGTCAGCCGATCGGGGCTTGGCATTTATGGCAAGACGCTGAAGGATCGCATTGAGAAGATCCGCTCCAGTACCGCCGCGGCCAAGCTGCTCAACGAAACCATGGATGATGAAGGCGATGCCCTGGGCATGGCCAACGTCGCGCTTGCCCAAGATCTGATCTTTCAGCTGATGAATCAATACGATCCGGACGACCCGGAAAAGCCGATATCGGTGAAAGAGATCAGCACACTGTTTCGCGCCCTGGGTAACATCAGTCGGGCATCGCTGCCACAAAAGCAATGGGCCAAGAAAGTACGTGAAGAGCTGGCCCGCAAAACCGCCGAAGCCATCAACGAAATTCAGGCCGAGGCCGGCTTGTCTGATCTGCAGTTCGAGCGCGTGCGCGCCAAGTTCCTCGGGATAAAAATTGATGGCTAGCCTCAGCGCTGCTCAGCAGCGCGAGCTGCTGGATCAGGTCAAAGATATACAGCGCGATCGCGTTGGGCAGTTCAATGCCAGCGAAGTGCCGGATGTACTGCTCCCTTATCAAAAACGATGGCACCAGGACATGAGTCCGGTGCGTGTCCTGGTCAAATCCAGGCGAATCGGTGGCACCTGGGGATGCCTTGCCGCCGAGGCCACCCTGGAAGCGGCTCACCGCCATGGCATGAACCAGTACTATGTCGGGTACAACAAAGAGATGGCTGCCGAGTTCATCGGCGACTGTGCCAGCTTTGCAAAAGCCTACCAGGTGGTTGCATCGGAGATATCAGTTTCCCTGGACAAGTCTGTCATTGACGATGAAGACAAAGACATTCTGCGGTACCGGATCAAGATGGCCTCAGGCTATGAGATCGTTGCGCTGTCCAGCAAACCGTCAAACCTTCGTGGCCACCAGGGACATGCCCGCCTGGATGAGGCAGCCTTCCATGATGATCTGCAGGCTCTGATCGACGCAGCGATGGCGTTTCTGATCTGGGGAGGCCGGGTAGATATTTGCAGCACGCATTTTGGTGATGGCAATCCGTTCAACCAGATCCTGCGCGAAATCGAAGCGGGCAAACTGAAGTACTCGGTGCACAAGGTCACTTTTGATGATGCGCTGCGCGATGGGTTCTATAAACGCATCTGCTTGGTCAAGGGTGATATCTGGACACCGGAAGGCGCGCGCGAATTCCGCGACAAGATCTACGCACTTTACGGTACGGCCGCTGATGAGGAACTTGGTTGTATTCCCTCTGCCGGCAGCGGTGCATATTTCACCCGAACTCTGATCGAACAGTGCCATGATCAGACCATTCCCGTTCTGCGCCTTACCAAACCGGCTGAGTGGGTAACTGATCCTAACCGGATAGAGGAAACGCAGCGCTGGTGTGAAGAAGTTCTGCAGCCCGTCATCGACAATCTGGATATGAGTGCGCGCAGTGTCTTTGCCCAGGACTTTGGTCGCGATGGTGACTTATCAGCAATCCGGGTCATGCAGGCCAACGGTCACCGGCGCTGGCGAGTTGGGTTTGACCTGGAGCTTCGCAAGATTCCCTTTGATGTGCAAAAGCACATCATGTTTTTCATCCTGGATCATCTGCCACTGTTCCATCACGCCAAATTTGATGCTCGCGGCAACGGACAATCTCACGCTGAGGCCGCGCTGCAAAAATACGGGGAGCAGCGAATCGATTGTGTGATGGCAACACCGAAGTGGTATGCCGAGCACTTCCCAAAATACAAATCAGCGTATGAGGACCGCAGCATCCTGGTGCCGGCAAGCGAAGATCACATCGCCGATCACAGGCGCGTTGTGCTTCACCAGGGCAGCCCGAAAATGAGTGATGGCCGTGACAGAGGCAGCGATGGCATGTACCGCCACGGCGATGTCGCGATAGCCGGTGTGCTCGCCTGGGCAGCTGCACTGGAGGAGACCGAACCGGCTGCAGGTGCAAACGTCGATGTCGAGTCGCAGCAGATGTTGCCCTCGGCGATGAATAACCGTCGGCGGGCCACGATGTTTCGCCGATAGGATTGAATTATTACGGCTGCCTGAGAGGCCCTGTGAGGCGTTTTCAGGAAACCCGGTGCAATGGCGTCAGAAAAAACGCGCAGCGCGCCCGAATCGATTCGTGAACCTAACTGACCCGAGATTAAAACCATGGCCAGCAAAGCAAAGACACAAGCAGCAGAAAAGCCCGAAAAATTTGTCGAAGCGGCCGGCAGCAGCATTGATCCGGACGAAGATCAGTGGCGTCCACTGACCGGCAACAATGACCGCGACCTGGAGCCGATCAAACAGGACCGGATGCAGAAGCTTGCCAAGTTCTTGTGGGAGTCGAACCTGATCGCTGATCGGATCATTGAGTTGCCGCTGGCGTTTATGCTCAGCGACGGGGTCAGGTTGAAAGTACCCGATGAAGAGGCGCAGGCCGTCATCGAAAAATTCTGGTATGACCCGATCAACAACATGGATCTGGCGCTGGAGGAGTTTGCGCGCGAACTGGCTCTGTTCGGTGAGCAGTGCTACCCGGTGTTTGTTAACCAGGTGAATGGCCATGTACGTCTTGGTTATCTGGATCCGGCTGAGATTGACGACGTCATCACAGATCCTGATAACAAACGGCAGCCGATTGGCATCAAAACCAAAAAGGACGGTAAGGGCAATTACCGGCGCTACCGCATCATCATTAACGCCGATGAGTCGGTGTTCGGAGCTCGCGCCAGGCGTAAACGTAAGACCTTTACCGATGGCGAGTGTTTTTACTTTCGTATCCGGGGACTGGCCTCCGGTGCCAGAGGACGTTCGGATCTGTTGCCACAGATGGACTGGCTGGATGCCTATGATCAGTTCCTGTTTGGTGAGCTGGATCGTAACCAGGGCCTTCGCGCGTTCATGTGGGATGTGCTGATCAAAGGTGCCGATGAGTCGGAAGTCCAGAAAAAGGCGAAAAGCATCCAGGTGCCACGCTCAGGTGGCGTGCGCGTGCACAATGAATCGGAAGTATGGACACCGCAGGCACCGGACATGAACGCAGCCGACACGACGCAATCGGCTAGGCTGTTCCGCAATCATGCCTTGGGCGGTGCAACGATTCCGGAGCACTGGTTTGGTGGCGGCGGCGATGTGAATCGCAGCACGGCCGGTGAAATGGATGAACCCACCTTCAAGATTCTTGCTGCTCGTCAACGCCGGCTGAAATACATGCTGGAAGTCATCGGCACCTTCGTGATCCGGATGTGGGCTGATGCCCAGGGCAAACGAATCGACGAGTCCGATCGGGAGTACTGGGTCACCTGTGAATTGCCTGAGATGGTCCAGCGCGACACCACGAAATACGCTGCAGCTATGCAGCAGGTTGTTTCTTCATGTGTCGCTGCCATGAACGCTCAACTGATGACACGCGAAGTGGCTATCGAGATCATTGTGGCCACGGCCAGGCGCCTGGGTGTGGACAAGGAGCCGGCACAGCTGCTGAAAGACGTCGAGAAGATGATCGCTGCACGCAAAACCGACGATGCTGATGTCGATCTGGAAGTGTAAGCATGGACGATCGCGAGCGCCGCAGGGCCTTCAATAAAGAGCGCAAGGCGGTTGAGCAGGAATTTGAGACGCTCAGCGCCGAAACGCTCGTGATGATCAATCGCATCCTGAACGAGGCACGCGAGCAGATAAAGTTTTTGCTGCGTATATCGCCCACAGAATACAACACCTGGTTGCTCGGCGAGCTGGAGTCTCAGATCAAGGTGATCATGGATCAGGTGGCTGGTCGCAGCGCAGCAGCCGCTCAGGCCGCTCTGACGAATGCCTGGGCATTGGGTGAGCTTTTGACCGATCGACCGCTGCAGGCTGCAGGTCTGACCATCGCAGGTGTTGCGCCTGCGATTGACACGCGCCAGCTGGCCGCTCTGCAGCATGTCACTACCCGCAAGATTCAGGGCGTCACCCGGACGATGGCTGATAAGATCGATACGCAGCTGGGTATGGTGCTGATGGGTGTGCAGCCGGTTGACATGGCGATCACTGTGATCACCAATATCCTGGATGAGGCCGATCGCTCCAGAGCACTGGCCATTTTGCGCACCGAGATGAGCCGTGCGAACTCCATCGCGGGCGATCTTCGAAAGCGCTCTGCTGCAACTGTGTTGCCGGGGATGAAAAAGCAGTGGCGTAAAGGTGCGCGCAAACATCCACGTGAAACTCATAGCTTTGCCGACGGTCAAATCCAGCCACTGGATCAGCCATTCAACATCGGTGGCGTTCTGATGATGCACCCGCACGATCCCCAGGCACCGGTCGGTGAAGTCATAAATTGCGGCTGCATGTCTCTGCCGTATATGGACAGCTGGGAGGTCATGGCACCTGGCCGGCGCGTTGTAACATAATTTACTAACTTAGGTTAAAAGTCTTATCCCCCGCCTCTGACATAGTCTGCAACTCACGAACTTAAATCATTTGATTCGGAGAGTTGCAACGATGGACGAACAACAAAAGAGCACTGGAACCGGCTCCAACGAGCCGACCAATACTCCTTCCCAGGCGGGCGCTAAAGCAAACAAACCCGCTAAACCTGAAAAACAGGCCAAGCCTAATGACGGCGCCAAGCCATCAAAGGCTGCTGCAACTGCTGTAGAGGCTGCCGAGTTTGCTGGCATCAAAGTTGATGAGGTGCTGGACTTCAAGGCGCTGACAGGTGGTCGGTTCATTGTCGTGACAACCTCCGGGCAAAAAATCACCACGACGGCCAAAGAACGTGAGGCACAAGCCGCCGCAGCAGCTAAAGCGGCCGAGAAGAAGGCGGCTCAGTAATGAAGATTCCAGCGGCTGGTATTGTAGGCGCTGTGGCACTTCGTGAAGCCGCCAGTGAGATGCGTGACACCATCGAACTGGTGCGCAGCGCCTTGCAGGAAAAAATCAAAGTGCAGCTAGGCAAATCCGAGTGCTGGGTTGACCTGGAGGCCATCTATCCCGACCGCGCAGTCGCAAGGCTTGCGGGCCGTTTCTACGCATACCCGTATGTGATCAATACCGACAACACTGTTGTGGTTGGTGATCCTTCTGAGGTTGTGCGTGAGTTCACTCCAGTGGGCGCATCCATGCGCGAGTCGGTATCGCTCATTGAGGCGGTAGGCGATGAGGAAAAATCCAAGTCATTCCTGATTCGCGTGATTCGTGCAGGCACTTCTGCCAATAAAAAAATCTATCCGGCTTCGGTGCTGCGCGAGGCGGCGCCTTTGTTCAATGGCACCCGTGTGTTCATCAAATCTGATGATGAACACCTCGGCGGCAAGGGCAAAGATGTACGCAACCTGATCGGTGGTCTTCGCGATGCCAAGTTCGTTGAAGGCGCGACACCCGAGGAAGGCGAGATCCAGGCCGTACTGGATGTCTTCGATTCTGAGGCAGTGGTAGCGGGCAAATTGCGCGAGTCAGTCGAGCGCAACATGAATCACTTGTTTGGGTTTTCGATCGACGTCGAGGGCACTGCCAAGCAAAAGGGTCGATTCCAGGAAGCCACTCGCTTCACAAAAATTCACTCCGTTGACCTGATCGTGGAACCGGGCGCCGGCGGAGAGCTTATTCACTTGATCGAGGCGGTTGCCTCAACTACCAACGATGAGGACGATGCCATGAAGCAGCGTATGCTGGAAGCGATCCGCAAGGCCAACAACGGCGCACTGCCCAAAGGTCTGGACGAAAATGACGAGGACGCGGTGTTCGCGGCCTTCAAAGAAGCCACCAAGCCTGAACCTGCCCCAGCGCAGGCGAAGACTGGCGACGATGCCCCGATCACACGTGCTGAGCTGCAGCTGCTGGAAACCCGCACGGCAATGCGTGAAGCGGTACGTTCATCCAAACTGCCTGAGAAAGCCCAGGACAAGCTGATCAAACAGCTGGAGGCGGATCCGGCCCTGACAACCGAGAAGTTCAAGGAAGCGATCTCTGAAGAGCGTGACTACCTGGCTTCGTTCACTGAGTCTGGTCACGTGCGTGGCCTGGGCGGTGGTGATGGCACCGTTGGCGCCAAAGGCATTGCAGAGATGCTGGACAAGCTGCTTGATCGCGATGACAACGAAGTCATCAGCCTGAAAGAGTGCTACCAGGAAGCAACGGGTGATATGCGAATCACTGGTCGTCTGCGTGACTGTCGATTCCGCGAAGCGCTCGATACCGACTCGTTCCCGGTCATGCTGGGCGATGCAGTCAACCGCCGCGTGCTGACCATGTACAACGAAAACCTCCGCTATGAACTGTGGCGCCAGATCGTCAGTGACATCGTGCCGCTGAACGACTTCCGCGAGCGCAACAATGTCATGTATGGAGGCTTCGGCGATCTGCCGATCGTGGCGGAGAAAGCCGCTTATGCGGACCTGGATGACCCCACCGAACTGGCCGAGAAGTATAGCCCTGGCAAGCGCGGCGGTAAGGTCTCCGTCTCACTGGAGACAATTAAAAACGACGATGTCGGCATAATCATGCGGATACCCCAAATGGTTGTGACTGCATCGAAGCGCACCCTCAACAAGTTTGTCCTGGACATCATTCGCACCAACCCGGTGATGTCAGACACCAAGGCGCTGTTCCACGCCGATCACGGCAACCTGGGCACCGCTGCGTTCAGCAAAGCAGCCTACCTGGTTGCTCGCCTGGCGATGATGAAACAGGCCGATCACGACACCGGTGAACCGATGGGCTTGTCGCCGCATCTGCTGCTGATTCCGGCAGACCTGGAGGAAGCCGCGTTTGAAGCGTTCCGCCGCGACACTAACCTGGATCCGGACTTTGCACAGTCATCCATGCCGCTGATTCGCCCGGTGCCTTATTGGACCGATGTCAGCGACTGGGCGCTGATCTGTGACCCGACTGAGCATCCGACCATCGAGGTCGGCTTCATGGATGGCAAGCAGGAGCCTGAGATGTTCATCCAGGATGCGCCCACGGCCGGCAGTATGTTTACCAACGACATGGTGACGTACAAGATCCGTCACATCTACGGTGGCTCGGCATCGAGCTGGAAAGGCATGCGCAAACATGTGGTAGCTGACGCCTAACCTGAGCTGACTATGGAACAGGAAGCTTTTGAGAGTTTGATGGCCAGCCTGGTGCGCGACGACGACAACCGCCTCTCTCCCGGAGATGTCTCGACCGCAGCAGCGCTGGTTATCAAGCGCTACAACGCCGACCGCCCGCGCGAGCTGACACAGGATGTGTTGGTTGGCGCCGGGCTGGTGGTTCAAACACCCGATCACTGGGTAAACAAGCGCAGCCATATCGTGCACATCGAGTCGCCGATCGGCCGCAACCCGCCAAGCTTTGTAACAGAGGACTACTACTATGTTTACGACCTTCCTGATGGTGACGTTGAGCTTCGTCTGCTGCCTGGTGCTGGTGATGTGGGTCAGTCGGTGCGTGTTCGCTACACCTCAAGTCACACCAGCTCACTTACTTTCGATGAAGACGATTGTGAGGCGCTGGCTTGTCTGGGCGCAGCAATCCTTTGTGATCAGTTGGCGGCGCTTTACGGCCATGATTCTGACGCCACGGTACAGGCTGACTCGGTTCAGCACAACGACAAAGGTCGCCAGTTTGCTGCTCGTGCTCGTGATTATCGTGCTCGCTACGAAGGCAAGTTCGGCAAGCCAACCTCCACCAATGCTGCTAGCGCTGTCACCCGAATCCCCTCACCAACTCGCACCGGGATGCACAGGCGATGAGAGTCTCTATCGAGTCGAATCTGCCGCAGTTGACGCAGCTTTGGGAGCGCGAGCCACAGATCACCGAGCGTCACCTGGTGCGCCGGATGACAGAGGCTGTGATGCTGCTGGAGCGCGAGACTATCGAGCGAGCTCCGGAAGGACGTGGCGGCTCAGCGGGGCTACGTGGCGGGATCGCGGCAGTACCGCCAACGGTATCCGGTACCAGTTCTGAAGTCGTTGGACTGGTGATCGGCAGCGCCGCTCACACGGCGCCGATCGAGATGGGTACCAAGCCACACTTTGTGCCCATCCAGCCTCTGCAGGACTGGGTGGAATACAAGCTGGGGCTGGAAGGTGAAGAGGCTCGCAGCGTGGCCTTCGCGATCAGCAGGACGATCGCAAGGCGCGGCACCGAAGGCAAGTTTATGTTCAGAGATGCGTTTGCGGCCAACGAGAGCCAGGTCGAAGAGATGCTCAAGGCTGCGATCCCACAGATCATCCAGGAGATGACAGCAGATGGGCAGTAGCACGCAGATCCGCCAGGCCATTGCGACTTTGGTCAACGGTGTCGCCCAGGTTGGCAAGTTCTATGAACGTGAGAAGTACTCGAAAACGACGAACAAGCTTAAAGAATTTTACGTCACCGATGGGGTGATTGGCGGCGGGTTCGTTCGCCGCGTGGCAAGACGCAAAGAGTCGCCTGATGCAGGCCACACCTTTGTGGTGTTTTCGACCTGGGAGCTGCACTACTTCCGAAGCTACCAGGAAGACGACGACAGCGAGGTTGAGTTTGATGCACTGCTCGATGCCATTGACCTGGCATTTGATGCGGATCAGACCCTCGGCGGCACGGTGGATACGATCGTCACCGATGAGCAGTCAGGGCTTCGGCTTCTGACCAGCCAGCCAGCGACGTTTGCAGGATTCCTGGTGCACTACGCGAAGCTTCGCCTGGTGACCGAACACACCGAAATGGCTTAACCGGCAATTTGAGGACACGACAATGAGCAAGACCAAACAGCCAGAACCTCGCATGCACAGCCTGGAACTCAAAGGCAAAGGCATGGAGCGGCCGACCACTGCCGGCGTGCATTTTGCGACCGCTGACGGTCTGGCGTATGGCGTGGGAAGTGCCACGTTCAATCCGGATCCGTTTGATCCAGGCGAGGCAATGGGACAGGCACTGGTAAGCGCCGATCAGCGCGCCGTCGAGCGCATGATGATCGACGACATCGCCGATCAAATTGCCGCTCTGGATCCGGAGGAGAAAAGCAACTGGACCAAAGCTGGCCCCCCGAAAGTGGAAGTACTGGAGGCGGCCCTGGGATTTCAAATCACTGAAGCTGATCGCGACAACGCGTGGCAGCTCTTCAAGCAGCGAGGGTAAGCAATCATGTTTCAACGATTTGCGGAAATGACCATCTACGCCAAAAAGGAAGCAACCTATGGCGTAGCGGCAGCACCGGCTTTGCCGGCTGATGTGTTCAAGGTGTTCGATGTGGTACTCAAGGCGCTCGATGGTGAAACCGAGCGTGATGAAACCGCACAGAACAGTTGGGGCAGCTCTGAGGTATTCCATGTCGGCAGCTTTGTGTCGCTGGAATTCAAGATGTCTGTTGTCGGGGCCGGCACAGCAGGTGACGAACCCGAATGGGGCTTCTTCCACAAGATCTGTGGTTACGCCGGGGTAGTAGATCCAGGAGTTGATGTGCGCTACACCCTCATCAGCGCAGACGGTGACAGTGCCACCGTGTATGTCAACGTCGGCGGCACCCGACATCCGATGACCGGTGTTCGCGGTGAAGTCACCCGTCACTTTGATGCCAAAAAGCGCCCGTACTTCCAGTACAAGCTCAAAGGAGTCTGGGGCACACCTGTCGCCAAAAGCGTCATCAATCCAGATTTCACTGGCTATCAGCGGCCGGTACCGGTCGGCAATGAGTACACCACAGCAAGCCTGCACGGTGTCGCCCTGGGACTGATCAGCCACATGTATGGCAACAGCAACTCGGTTGAGCACATCGATGTGCCTGGCTATGAAGGCATCGATATCAATGACCGAGAACCAGGTGGTGACATCACCTTCCTGGCGCCGGCCATCGCCACCAAGGACTGGTTCAGCACTGCCAAGGCCGGCACCAAAGGCGCACTGATCCTGGAACACGGCACCGGTGACGGCGATGGCAATCATGTGCGCTTTGAGAATCCCTACACCCAGATCATTCAGCCGGATTACACCAATGTGCTGGGCGGCAAACTGGGCATCAAAGCGAATCTGAACATGCTGGCCGGTGATGACACGGCTGGCAATGACGAAGAGCTCATCATCGTCAGTTAACGCATAACCCCCGAGAGAAGAGAGCCAACCCCGGCCAGTGGATTAAGCAGTACCGCTGGCCGGGAAAGGCAAAACCAAACTGTATAGGAGAGAGCCATCATGACCGTATTCAAAAAACGCGCTTCAAACACCTTCCAGAAAAAAGTCTCTGTCTTCCTGGGCGATGAGTCCCTGGGCGATCTGGATGTGACTTTCATCCAGCTCCCCCAGGATGACTTCACCGACCTGGTGGAAAACGAAAATGACAAAGGGCTTTGCAAGCGTGTGATCGAGAAAGTCGGTGACATTCCCGTAGAGGGTTCCGATGAGAAAGTCTCCGGACAGGAAGCCATTGACCTGGTGCTGAACGATGCCGCGTGCGTGGCTGCCTGTGCTGCCGAGTACATGGAGGCAATGAAAGCCAGCAACTTTCGTAAACGCGGAACTCGCCGCGGCCGTTGATTATTACCACCAGGATCCGCTGCCGCGCTTTAGCGCTGAGGATCTGGAGGAGATGCGGGAACTTGGTGCCAGTGACGATGAGATTGAGCAGTTGCTGGCCCAGGAGGTTGAGCCTGAGCCGTTTGAGGTGATGCCTGATAACTGGCCGGCCATACAGCTTTATCTGAGTGCGTATGGCCAGTTCAGGATCTCCGCAACCGGGCATGTTGTTGGATTCGACTTCACCGCGGTGGATATCGATATCCACCGCAGCGGTGTCGAGGTCAGCGCCGAGACCTGGCAGCGGTTCAAGATACTGGCTCATCACACTGTAAACACCCTGAACCAGCGACATGGAAAATGAGCGATTACACAGCAACCATAAGGCTACGTGCTGACCGATCTGGCCTCACCGGCGAGGTTAAGGTTGCGGCTGCTGATATCGCAAAACTCAACGACGAACTGCAAAAATCCGGTGCTGCCGGCACCACCGGTGCCGACGGCATCAAGCGACATTCCAGTGAAGCAAAAGGCGCAGCGGATAACACCCGGCGTCTGAGCAGTGAAACCAAATCACTTCGAGAACAGTTCACCAGCCTCAAGACTCTGCTTGCTGGTTACGGTGTATTCAAACTCGGCAGTTTCCTGAAACAGGAACTGGCGGCGTTCCAGGACACCCGGACAATGATCCAGGGCCTGACCGCCAACGCCACTGAATATGCCGAAACCCAGCAGTACCTGATCGATATCTCCGAGCGATACAGCGCACGCCTTAACACGGTGTCTGAGAGCTATGCCCGACTGTTGGCGCTGGAGAACGCGGATCTTGTTACCAAGCAAGAGAGCCGTCAGCTCACCGAGGGTTTGCTCAATGCCAGCGCTGCACTGAAGACCAGTAATGAACAGCTCGGGCTGGTGTACTACGGTTTGGCGCAAGCGCTCAGCCAGGTGCATGTCCAGGCGCAGGAATTAAACCAGGTGGTCGAGCCACTGCCTGGCATTTTGGTGCACATGGATAATGCCGCTGGACTCGCCTCGGGTGGGTTCCGGCGCATGGTGATGGAAGGCAAAGTTACCGCGGCTTTTTTCAAGGAAACGTTGATTGAGGCGTTGGAGCAGTACTCCGGAGCAGCCGAACGCACTTATGACAATGTCACTGCGATATCCAATCGTATTGCCTCAGCGCACACACTGGCAGTGGCAGCTTTTGAAGCGCCGATCGACGCGACAATGATCAACTCATTGCGGCTGTACGAGTCCGCAATCACCTCCTTGATTCCCCATATACCGACGCTGATCGAGCTGACTGGTGACTTAGTGACAATCATGGTGGCGCTGGCCGGCGTGAAGTTGGCGGCTTGGTTGTATGGACTGGTTGCACCTTCGCTCGCCGCTGCAGGTGGTTTAAGCACGCTGGATCTTCGGCTGATGTCATCGATCACGTTGGTGCGATCGTACACATTGGCACTTGGTGCACTGAAAACAGCCATGACGTTCCTGGGTGGTCCGCTGGGTGTGGCGCTTCTGGCGGCCACGGCCATCATGACATTTAGCCACAGCAGCGTCGACGCAGCCCAGCAATCCTATGCATTACGCCAGGAGCTGGATCAACTGGCTGAATCCTATCGCGAACTCTCTGTTGTTCAGATTGATCAGCAGATTGCTGCCCAGCAGGCGGAAATGGCCGAATTGAACGCTGCTTATTCGAATCTGAAACCGCCATCAAACAGCAACAATGACCCATACCTTCCATCAACTAATTTGTTGGCTGACGCGCAGGCGATTAGCGCATACAAGGAGGAGATAAACAGTCTCAGCCAGGAGCTGGATAAAGGGGCTCAGAAACTGGTAATGCTCAGCACCGCCCGAGCTCAAGCAGTTGCTAATGCCACTTTGGCCGAAACCCAGGCCGCGGCCGCACTCACCAAAACCCAGCAGGACCTCCTGGACAAGTACCTGCCCCTGGAGACGCTGACCCGCGAGTACACCAGCAACCTGGCCGCACTGAATGCCATCGAGGCACAGACGACTGAGGAAGCCGCCCGCAAGGAACGCGCGATTGATGCTCTCAATGCTGCCTATCGCGATGAGGTGCGTGAGCTGACCGGTGTGACCAAGGCTGAGGAAGACGCAGCCAAAGCGCGTGAGAAAACCCTGCAGGATATGAACCGGGTGATCGAGCGTTACGCGCCGATGCAAAACGCCGTTGCACAGTACGAAACACAGTTGCTGCTGCTGAGCCAGTCACGCGATCAGGACCTGCTGTCGCTAGAGAACTACCACGCCGCGGTGGCAGCGCTGGCCCAGGAGCAGTATGAAGCGCAGCAACCTGGTGCGGTGCTGATCGATCAGCTGCAGGAAGAGCTGCGCGTGATGCGCCTTAGCACCGTCGAGCAGGAATACGCAGCGCGGATCCGTGGGATGTCAGCTGAACAGGTGGCGCTGCACGGCGCGTCGATTCGTGAGCTGATCGTTGAGATGAACAACGAGCGCTTGGCGATCGATGCCCTGGAACAGCGGCAACAGGACTACCAGCGCACCACCGAGAACATGCTGGAGGAGCTGCAGCGCTCCTGGACTGATTACTTTGATCAGATCCTGGAAAAAGGAAAGTTCAACCTGCAGACCCTGGGTGATTCGATCGTTGCGATCATGCGCCGCACAATGGCCAGTGTCATGTCGATGGATATGGCCAACGCGCTTCGAAGCGTGATCACGCCAGCCAGTGCTGGCGCAACACCTGGTGATCCAGGCAGCGGCACATCGGTCAACTGGGGCCGTGTGGGCGCGATCCTGGGCGGCGGTGTTTCCAGCGTACTCAATGCCTCGATCATGCAGAATTCTGCCGCGGTTTATGAAGGTGGCCAGCTGATCAGTGAAGGCGCCAAGTCGCTGAACTTTGACCTGAAGAACATCGGCACCAACCTGGTGGCAGGTCTGGCAGGCGGCACGCTCGGTACCGCGCTTGGTGAGGCGGTGTTTGGCAAACAGGCACAGAGCAACTACGGGGCAATGGCAGGTGCTGCGATCGGATCGATGATTCCGGGCGTGGGCACCTTCCTGGGCGCACTGGCTGGCGGTGCACTTGATGCCATGTTTGGCGGCGACGGTTTCAAGCGCATGAGCGTTGGTTTTGATACCGGCCGCGACAGCGTTAAGGGCCAGTACTACTACGGCACCGAAACCTTTGCCAGTGGTCTGCAGGTCAACAAGATCAATCGCCGCGGTGAACAGTCGGCAGCTGATGCCATTGTGGCAAAAGCTGCTGAGATTGATGCGTTTATCACACGCGCAGCGCGTGCGGCCGGTGGCTCGCTGGATATGAGCCGAGCCTCGCTGAGCGGTACCGCAGCTGACTACGGCTACAGCCAGGGCAGTTTCTTTGGCCTGCGTGTGGGTGAGGCAGCGGACTCTGAAGAGGCACTTGATGCACTGTTCGCAAGTTTCAGCCGGCAGCTGATTGGCCACATTGAAGGTCTCAGTGAAGGGGTTACCGCGGCGCTTCGAAACGCCACCGGCAGTGCCGATGAGATCCTCGCGCAGTTCCAGGAAGCGCTGGCACTCGACGCGCTGGTTCAGTCCGGACAGCTGGATGTCCTGGGCGACATGACGTTTGAATTTGCCCAGGAGCTGGCCGAAGCGGCTGGCGGCATCGAGAACCTGTCAGCCACCACAGCTGCCTTCAGTGAATCCGTTGCTGACCAGTCTCAGGTAATGATCAACACGACGCAGCGGCTGCGCTCAGCCGTCACAGAGCAGTTCCAGGCGCTGAATCTGAGCCTCGATGACTTCAGCAGCGTGTCCCAGTTCCGCGAGTACTTCGACTCGGTCAAGCAGACGCTGGACGCTGCAGATGTGCTGAAACTGGTGCAGGCCGGCAACGCATTGGCACTTTTGATCGACCAGGAGCAGGAACTGGCCGATGTGCGTGCGCAGGCACTGTCCGAGCAGCTCGACGCCATCGAGGAGATCTCCGATCAGTATCGATTCCTTCGCACTCAGGCATCGCGCATGGCGGGCGATATCCAAAATGACATCTTCCGCCTCACCGGTACCGGCGCTGTGGATCTTCGCTCACGCCTTCGCACTGGCCCACTGGATGAGCAGCTGGAAACAGTCGCCGCGCTTCGCCAGGAGATTCTGGCCAACTACGATGAGCAGCTCCGTCTTGAACAGCAGCTGCATGAGCAAAAGCTGTCGCACTACCAGCAGCAGCTCGATACCGCCAAGCGCATTGACGATTACATCGCACAGCTGATGACCGGTGATCTGTCGCCTCTGTCGGTTGCCGATCGCCTGAGCCTGGCGCAGCAGCAGTTTGACGATATCTACCAGCGCGCAATTGGTGGTGATCTTACTGCCGCGCAGGAGGCAACCAGTTACTTTGATGCGTTCGCCAAGATCAATCAGCAGGCGCTGGCAAGCTCCGAGGCAGGTGTGGCTGGCTTCAACGCGAACCTGGCCAAGCTGCAGGAGATCAGCGCACTGCTCGGCCAGGCGCAATCACCTGGTGAATTTACACCTGGTGGCTTTGTTGCCGATTACGTGCAGCAGCTGCGTGAGCTGCAATTGGAAGTCACCCGGATACAGCTCGAAACCGGCACGGCGTTGGTGAGTGAGCTGGTCAGCATGAAGGTGCTGTTTGAGGCGCTGCCGCGTGCGATCGCACTGGAATTGCAGGGACTGATCGGCGAAGGCTTGCTGTCGATGCTGCAGATTGGCGCGAACTTCGGTGTGCTGTCCCAGGACATCGTCAACGCGCTTGGCTTGATGCCGACGCTGGCCGATCTGAGTGACAGTGGCATTGCCGCGGCGATCGAAGCGGTGACAGCGCTCTCTGAGCATCCCAATATGCTGGGCGACAACATCCAGTCACTGGCTGATGCGATGGGCGCGATGATCCAGACACTGCTCAGCCAGGGCGCGCCGAGCCAGTTAATCGCTGATCAGATCGCACAGAATCAGGCCGCGACCAATGCCGCTAATCAGTATCTTGGGCAGAACGGCCTTGGCTCCGTGGCTGATTACCAAAGCGCCAACAACCCCAACCTATCCAACCAGGACATCGCCGCTGAGGTGAATGCCATCCTGGCCAATGCCACAACCGAGCAGCAAGCCGTTGCCGCGGTGGTTGAGGCCGCACTGGCCAATGGTGTCGGATCCGCTCAGTTGGCCAACTCCGGCATTGGATACAGCCAGGCCGAGATTCTGGCGCTGGCCGCGAAGTACGGTTATGGATCTTTTGCCGTCGGTACCGACCGGGTCACGCATGATCAGCTGGCAGCCATCCACAAGGAAGAGATTATCTTCACGCCATCAGAATCGGGATCGCTGCGAAAAGCCATCATCAACCAGGTTGAGTCCGGCGTCAGCTCAGGCCCCGCCCTGCAGCAGCTTGTTAGAGCCGTACAGCAGCAGACCAACATGCTGGCTGAACTGGTCGGACAGAACCGGGAAATCTCCAGCGAACAGCGTCAGGCGTTCGCAGTGGCGGCGCGGGGAATCTCGGAGAGTGTTGATCGGTTGGTGCGTGAAATGGAGGACAGAGCAGCATGATTTCAGATGCTGAATATCTCGCATGGCTGCGATCGGATGAGCCGAAAGTACTCCTGGCGGAAATGGACTACTACGACCCGGTTGAAGAGACTGCCGGCACGTTCTACATCAGCGACCGCGGCTACAACACGAACTGGTCTGCCGGCGTCGAGCACCGCCCGTATCCGGATCACCTGGTGGGCGTGCCCAGTGCCAGGCGCACCCTGGGCAGCGGTCGAGCCAGCCGCGGTGAGTTGATCGTTGATAACACAGCCGGCGAGCGCGATGACTGGCTGATCCGGTACAAGTTCGACGGGCGCAAAGTGCGCCTGCTCTACGGCTCGCCGCAGTGGGAATACAGTGATTTTCGCCTGGTGTTTTTGGGTGTGGTGAAATCCCGCGCCGCTCGCGGCATCAATGAGTTGGTCTATAAGCTGCGCGAACCCGAGGACTACCTGGATAAACCAATCCAGAGCGCCACGGTGGCCAGCGGTCCAACTGAAGGTGACTACCTGCCCATTTGCTACGGCACCTGCCACAACGTCTCTCCGGTGCTCCTGGATGGCACCTTGCACGTTTACCAGGTGTCGGATATTGCGATGGACAGCGTCAGCCTGGTCAAAGACAACGGCAAAGGGCCAGTTGCACACACGGTGGATCTCGCAGCCGGTACCATCACACTGACGGCCGCACCGGTCGGTGCCATTACCTGTGACGCGATCGGCGCCAAAGTCGGCGGCGTGACGCTGACCAAAGCTGGCGAGATTATTGATCACATCATCACCACCCGCACAGACCTGCCGGCTGAGTATTACGACTCGGCCGCGTTCGCTGCGCTGGATGTGGAAATTACCTGGGCCCACAATTTGTACATCAGCTCGCGCACCACAGCGCGCCAGGCAATTGAGCAGCTGCTGGCCTCAGTGGGCGCAAAGCTGTCCCGGACTGAAGCCGGCGCGATCACGGTCGTGCGTCTGGAGGAGCCAGCCGAGATGCCTGACATTGTTGTGGGCCCCGACGATTATCGGATCGACAGCCTTGTGGCCACTGCAACGGAGTTGCCCTGGTTGAAAGCGCGATTAGGCTACGCGCGCAACTGGACTGTCCAGGAGTCGCTGGATACCGACCTGACTGCCGATGAGCGCGCGCTGCTAACACGCGAGTATGCGATCGTCACAGGCAGCAACGCAACCTCTTCGCTGCACCCGCTGGCCGAAGAGCCAGAGCTGATTCCGACCACGTTGACGCTGAAGGCGGACGCTGAGGCGCGCCTGGCAGAGCTGCTCGCGCTGCACGCCGTTGAACGGTACCGCTTCGAGCTGCAGCTTTATGCGGTGCTCTACCAGGTGGCAGTGGGCAAGACGGTCAAGCTGCACGCCGAACGCTATGGATTTGCGGGCGGGCTGAACTGTATCTGCTTTGACACTGACAGCGTTTTCACTTCCGGCAGAGCGAGGGTGACCCTGTGGCGCTGACCAATTCCAAACTGCGAGTGATCACAGAGAACCTGGTGCTCGGCGCTACGCTTTCGGTTGAGCCGGCGCTCAACAACGTGGCCACGATGCCTATCCAGAATGTGCAGAACCGGCTGCGCTCGCTGTCGTTTCGGTCGACGGCCGTCGAC